GTTTTTGGAGTCGGATCTGGACCAGGAATCGGCCTCTGCCCTGTTTGGCGACCAGCCGCGTGATGCCTGGGCCGCGTCGGTGCGGCAGGCGCAAAGCATTGGCAAGCTGCAGGGCGCGGCGGTGATTCCGCTGCCCGCAGGGGCCAAGATGAGCAGCTTTACCCCCGGCCGCCCCAATGTGGCGTTTGAGGCCTTCATGCTGGCGGTAGAGCGGCGCATTGCCGCTGGCATGAACCTGCCGTATGAGCTGTTTGCCAAAGACTTCAGCCGCGTCAACTACAGCAGCGCCCGTGCCGCCTTGCTGGAGGCGTGGCGCTACTTTCATGGCCGCCGCCGCTGGCTGACCAGCACCTGGCTGCGCCCGATTTATGAGCTGTGGCTGGAAGAGGCGGTGAACGCCGGCGTGATCGACGCGCCGGGCTTTTACGCCAACCGCTATGCCTATACACGCTGCCGCTTTGTGTTTGGCGGCAAGGGCTGGGTGGACCCGGTCAAAGAGATCACCGCCGCCAAGCTGCGGCTGGAGATTGGTGTCTCCACCCTGGAGCAAGAGTGCGCCGAGCAGGGCCTGGACTGGGAAGAGGTGCTGCACCAGCAGCGCATTGAGGCCCAGCGCCGTGCAGAGCTGGGCCTGCAAGCCCCCGCGCAAGCCACCTGGGTGGCCGGTGCTGACACCGCAGACAAGGCCGACCCGGACGACAGCCAGCCGCCCGCCACACCGCAGCGCAACCGGGGTGCCGAGCAACAGGCGCAGCAAGGGGGCACAGCATGAGCCAGCGCACCTATCCCCATCTGGCAGACCGCCTGCTGAACACGCCACTGCTGCTGCACCCGCAGAAGCTGGACGCCATCATCGCCGGGCTGGGCCAGCGCCTGCTGGGCGTGGATGGCCTGCACCTGGATGCGGCAGAGCTGACCGCCCGCGCCGTGTTGCCTGCTGAGATGTTCACCACCCGCCGTGGCGAGCGGTCTGACCGCGGCTATCGCGTGGTGGATGGCGTGGCCGTCATCAGCGCCATGGGCGGGCTGGTGCACCGCACCAAGCTGGCGGCCGACAGCAGCTTGCTGATTGGCTACAACGACCTGGCCGCAGACCTGGAAGACGCCTTGGCCAAGGCCGACGTACACGCGATTACGCTGGTGTTTGACAGCCCCGGCGGCGAGGTGTCTGGCGCGTTTGAGCTGGCCGAGCGCATTTACGCCGCCCGGGGGCACAAGCCCATGGTGGCCGTGGCCGATGGCATGGCCGCCAGCGCTGCCTATCTGGCCGCCAGTGCGGCGGATGAGGTGGTGGTGTCTGCCACGTCGTACGTGGGATCGATTGGTGTGGTGATGCGGCATGTGGACCTCAGCCGTGCGCTGGCCAATGACGGCATCACCGTGTCGCACATCTTTGCTGGCGAACACAAGATCGACGGCAACCCCTACCAGCCCTTGCCCGATGCCGTGCGTAACGCGCTGCAGGCCGACATTGAAGGGCTGTACCAGATGTTTGTGCAGGCCGTGGCGAAACACCGCGGCCTGGACGAGCAGGCCGTGCGCGACACGCGTGCGGGCGTTTACCGGGGCGTGGCCGCAGTGGCTGCGCGTTTGGCCGATCGCATTGGCACTGTCGATGCGGTGGTGGCTGAACTGGCGGCCCGGCGCAACCACGCAGTAGCCGCTGCCGTGGGCCTTTCACTCCAACCTTGGGAAACCTCTATGTCTCATGCATCCGCGACTGCAGCGGCCGCAGCTCCTGCTGCGCCCGCTGATGCCACCACCACTGCGGCCACCACTGCCGCTGCCGCCCCCACAGCGCCGGCCACGGCCAGCCAGGCCGATCTGAACAAGGCACGCGCCGAAGGCGCCGCCGCCGAGCGCGCCCGTGTGGCCGCCATTACCGGCCACCCCAACGCCGCCGCCAACCCGGGCATCACCCAGCAGTGCATCGCCACGGGGCTGAGTGCCGAGCAGGCCAAGGGCTTTCTGGATGCCGCGCCGGCTGCGGCCACCACCACGGCCAGCGCGCAGGCGGACAACCAGTTTGCCGCTGCGATGGCGGCCATGGGCAACCCCAATGTCTCTGGCGTGGAAGCCGCCGCGCCCGACAGCGCGGCCACCACCGCGCAGGCCGCTGCGGGCTGGGGCAAGGCCTTTGGCATTGCGCAGTAAGCCAGCACGCAACCCGTTGATACACAAGGAGCACACACCATGAACGTGCAAGAAATGGGCCCCGGCACGGCCTGCTATCTGGTCAGCGAAGCCAATGGCACCCGCTCGCGCGAGGTCATCACCGTGGCCCAGGGCCACAACCTGCTGCCCGGTGCGGTGCTGGGCGTGGTGGCCGCCACCGGCAAGTTTGTGCCGGTAGACCCCACCAACGGCAGCGGTGAGGGCGAAACCCCCGACGGCAGCCAGACCGCCGTGGCCGTGCTGTACGCCGGGGTGGACACCACCGAGGCCGAAAAGCCCGGCGTGATTACCGCCCGCGATGCCGAAGTGGCCGCCCACGCGCTGGCGTGGCCTGCAGGCATGACCGAACCCCAGAAAACCGCCGCACTGGGCCAACTGGCCAGCGTGGGCATTGTTGCCCGCTAAAGCGGCGCAGAAAGGCAAACCAACATGGCAGACATCAACCTCTTCAGCCACGGCGCGTTCAGCATGACCACGCTGTCGGCAGCCATTCAGCAGGCGCCATATACGCCGCAATTGCTGGGGCAACTGGGTATTTTTACGCCTGACCGCGTGCGCACCACCACCATCGCGGTGGAGCAAAAGGGCGGCGTGCTGTCGCTGATCGGCACCAGCGAGCGCGGTGCGCCCATTGAAGAAGGCAAGGGCGAGCAGCGCGACATTCGGCACTTTGCCACCAGCCGCATTGCACGCGGCAAGACGCTGATGGCGGCAGAGCTGCAGAACATCCGCGCTTTTGGCCAGACCAGCGAGATGCAGGCCGTGCAAAACGAGGTGGCCGAGATCATGAACGGCAAGACCGGCCTGCGTGCGGCGGTGGAGCTGACGCACGAGCACATGCGCCTGGGCGCGGTGCAGGGCATCGTGCTGGATGCCGATGGCAGCCAGCTGTACGACTGGTTCAAGGCGTTTGGCATCGATCGCCCAGCCACCATCAACTTTGACTTTGCGGCGGCCACGGCGGAGGAAGGCAAGGTGCGCGTGAAGTGCAGCGCAATCATCCGCGCCATGATGCGCGGCAGCCACGGTGCATGGCTGCCCGGCACCACCTATGCCGTGGGCCTGTGCGGGGACGACTTTTTTGACGACCTGACCAGCAACCCCGAGACCCGCGCCACCTACCTGAACCAGCAGGGCGCCAGCGAGCTGCGCAACGACATCGGCCAGGTGTTTGGCAGCTTTCGCTACGGCAACATCCTGTTCATCAACTACCGGGGCACGGACGACAAGAGCACGGTCGCCATCCACAACGATGAGTGCCAGTTCTTCCCCGTGGGCGCGCCGGATGCGTTCAAGGCGGGTTTCTCGCCTGCGGAGTTCCTGCCGTTTGTGAACACGCCCGGCCAGGACGTGTACGCCATGGTGGTGCCCGACCTGGATCGCCAGGCCTGGGTGCGCCCAGAGGTGTACAGCTACCCGCTGTTCATGTGCACCCGCCCCGGCATGCTGCAGCGCGGCAAGCGCAAGGCGTAAGCGGCCATGACGGCAAGCCTTGCCCCTTTTGCTGCGGTGGACGCCCTGATTGCCCAGGGCGTGGGCCAGGCCCTGTCCAACGCCACGGCCACGTGGCACGGCGGGCCAGCCTTTGGCGTGCATCTGTACCAAAGCGCTGCGGATGGCTTTGGTGAAGTGGTCACCAACCAACGCCACACCGTCAGCCTGTGTGTGCTGAACGCGCCGGGTGTGGCAGAGGGCAGCAGCGCCTTGCGCATCAACGGCCAGCCTTGCCGCATCACCGGGCCTGTGGTGCCCGATGCCGGCGGCTGGGCCACTTTCCCCATTGTGTTCACGGAGGGTGCCCATGCTGGCCCTTGAAACCTTGATTGCCCAGCGCCTGCGGGGGCAGGGCGCCTTGGCCGGCTGGCAGGTGCGCGAGGGCTGCCAGGACACGGACCGCCGCGGCGTGCCTGCGGTGGATGTGCGCATGGGCGGTGCCAGCGTGCCCCAGGTGCGCAAGCCCGCCGCCACGCTGCAGCCGGAGTGGGCCATCACCCTGGTGGTGCGCCGTGGCCCGGACGCGGCCCAGCAGCTGGATGCGGCGCTGGCGGCCGCCATCACCAGCCTGCACAACTGGCGCCCAGCGGACGCCGGCGGCCGCGGCTGGACAGAGCTGCAGGTGGCCAACGTGCTGCCAGCGGACTTTGCCGACGTGGCCCTGGTGGGCTACCAGATCACTTTCACCACGGCGGCTGTGTTCCACGGCCAGCCCTGATCCACCAACTTTGCGGAGCAACCCATGCCCTTGATCCATGAGAAAAGCCAGTACCTGATCCCCCGGGGGCGGGTGTACTTTGACCCGTTTGATGCCTCTGAACGCCTGACCGGTGAAATCGACCTGGGCAACTGCCCGGGCGTCACCCTGTCGATCGAGACGGAGAAGTCCGAGCACTTCAGCAGCCAGGGAGGCCTGCGTGAAAAGGACGGCAGCTGGGTGGTGCAGGTGCAGCGCACCGGCGCGCTGCAGTGCGACAACTTCAGTCCGAGCAATGCCGCGCTGTGGCTGAGTGGCACGCACGAAGTCAAAACCCAGGTTGCCACGCCAGTCCCGGGCGAAGAGCGCACCGTGCTGCCCGGGCGCCAGTACCAGCTGGGTGCCACCGCAGCCAACCCGCTGGGCGTGCGCAACGTCAGCGCCATCACTGTTACCCCCAAGGCGGGTGGCGACGCTTACGTAGCGGGCACTGACTACAACGTGGACACCGAGACCGGCCGCGTGCAGATCCTGGAAGGCGGCGCCATCACCCAGGCCACCACCGTGCTGTTTGGCTACACGCCTGTGGCGGGCAAGTTCGAGTCGGTCAAGTCCGGCGCCAAGTCGGAGCTGACGGGCGCGCTGCGTGTGGTGTCTGACAACGCCGCTGGCGGCAACCGTGACTGGTTCCTGCCCAAGGTGACGCTCAGTGCCAGCGGCGACCTGGCCCTGATTGCCGAGGGCACGGACGTGATCGTGATGGAGTTTGAGCTGGAAGCCCTCAAGCCCGCCAATGCCGAAGCCATCTATTGCGATGGCCGCCCCGTGGCCGTGTAACCCCTGGCCCTTGCACCACCGCCCGGCAGCCCGCCGGGGCGGTTTGCCCTGCGGCCGCGTTGGCTGCAGCGCAAACCGTTAGCCACCACTTGCTTTCAAAACACCATGGCTTTTAAACCCATTCAGATCGTCATCAACGCCAAGGACAACGCGTCTGCGGTGCTGGGTCGCCTGGAAAAAGGCGTCAAAGCCGTGGGCCTGGCCGTGGCGGGTTACCTGGGCATTCGGGCATTTGCCAGCGGCATTCAGGGTGCGGCTGAGTTTGAAGCCGCCATGAGCCGCGTGAAGGCGGCCACCGATGGCACCGCCGAGGAAATGACGGCGCTGACCCAGGCCGCACAGAACGCGGGCAGCAACACCAAGTACACCAGCGTGCAGGCCGCAGGCGCGCTGGAGAACCTGGCCAAGGCAGGTTTGAGCGCGGGGGACTCGATCAAGGCGCTGCCCGCCGTGCTGGCCCTGGCGCAGGCGGGCGATGTGGAGCTGGCCACCGCCAGCGAATACGTGACCAAAGCGGTCATGGGCATGGGCCTGGCCTTTGATGACGCCGGGCGCGTGGCGGACGTGTTGGCCAAGGGCGCCAACGCCACCAACACCAGCGTGGAGGGCCTGGCCCAGGCGCTGAGCTATGCCGCGCCCGTGGCCAATTCGCTGGGCGTCAGCCTGGAGAGCACGGTGGCCATCATTGGCAAGTTTGCCGATGCGGGCATTGACGCCAGCCGCGCGGGTACGGCGCTCAACAGCATCATGAGCCAGTTTGCCAACCCGGCCAGCAAGTTCCGCCAGGAGCTGGGTGCGGCAGGCATAGTGACCACCGACTTTGACAAGGCCTTGCGCCAACTGGCCGCCAGCGGCCCGGCGGGGGAGCGTGCCATCAACGCCGTGGGGCTTGAGGCCGGCCCTGCGCTGCGCGCCTTGCTGAACCAGGGCATGGGCGCGCTGGATGGGCTGACCGACAGCCTGCGCAATGCCCAAGGCAGCGCCGAGGCTGTGGCGCGCACCATGTCCGACAACCTACAGGGATCGCTGACGGGGCTGGGCAGCGTGTGGGATGCGGTGGTCACCGCGCTGAACACGCCGGTGCTGCCGGTGTTGAAGCAGGGGGTGGATGCGCTGGCGGGGTCGCTGCGCCGCCTGGTGGACGATGGCTCAGTCACCCGCATGGGGCAGGT